GATGATAAAACGATCACTTTTCTGAGAAATAAAGCGTAAATTACTCCAAAAGTGCGAAAAATACCCCTATTTCACCTCAAAAGTATTATTTATGTTGATAAAATAATATTTTCCGGCTATATTGTATACAGATCCGGCGCTTACAAAGCGAACGGCTCAACGCCCGAGGTCCCTTTAACACTCAATACTCAAAGGAAAATCAAATGGAAAAAATTGAATACATTGTGACTCTACCAAACGGTGATACATACCCTTGTTCTTCTATATGGGAAGCTGAAGTTCTTAGAAGAGAACTATCCAAAAAACTCGGTATTTATCAATATCACATTGCAATTTATCAAGTAAAAAAAATTATCAATTAAGATCATGCCTGAGTAAGCTTTTCAACTGCTCACCCTTCAAACACTCAACACCTAAAGGAAATCAAATGTACGAAATCAAATGCCTCGAATGTCATGAAACAAATACTTATAACCATCTTGAATGGTCGGCGGCTGTTTGCCAACATTGTAAACAGGAAACATATAATCCTCATTACAATCAGCCGAGCCTGTATCAAGCACTCGCCGGAATAGATCGAACCATCCGCGATCATGGTTCAGAATATTTTCATACACCTTCGATCTCTCTCAGTACTGGAGAAAAGATCAGCATGGCCGAATGGCGCGAGTCTCTTCTTTTTATCCACACTTTGATCCAGCGATATACAATTCACATGCAAAGAGACGAGTTCGAAGCTGCTGATGCTTTGGAGGAATACATTGCGCATCAGTGTATTCTCTACTTTGTCGACATCGACAAGTCGATTCATGAACACTACGAGATTACAGTCGAAGTATTGACAAGCTGATTGAAGCTTGTGTCTTCACCTGTTATCGGTGAACTGATGAGATCAAGATAGATCGAAACACTCAACACTCAACACTCAACACTCAAAGGATAATCAAATGACACATAAGAACGGAAGCAAATGGATCGCAATAAAAAGAAGATGGCAAATCTATGCAAGAGATAATCATGCATGTGTATATTGCGGATCTTCTCAAGACCTTACTCTCGACCATGTTGATGCCTCCCGTCGAAAAACTTGGCGCGGTCGAGATATTGAAGATCATTCAAATGATAACCTCGTCACCTGTTGCCGAAGTTGCAACAGCAAAAAACACACGAAGAGCCTTGAGCAGTTCGCACCTCCGGCGATTGTTGCAAAGGTTCGGCTGCAGCTGGCTCTTGATCTTCCAGATCAAACCATCGCCATGAAACAAAAAACAGCCTATCAGACGATCGGTCAACTTCCACTCTTTCAAAAGGTAGCATAATGAATCACGCGAAACTATTTAAGATGGTCGGATATTATATCAGCAAATTCGATCTTATCGTTGAAGATGTTCGCATGAGCGGATCGGTCCTCAATATCTACGTAACAAGATCAAGCTTCTATCAAGCTTGGACTGATATAAAACCAGTTTTCGAAACATCAACGATCAGAACAAACTATCGCGGTGTGAAGATACAATCATTCACGCGAGATTATAAAATTAAACTACACAAAAACATTTGTGTATGGTGTACAACACTAACCGAGGAAAAAATAAAATGAAATGTTCAAAATGCGGATATAAAAACAAGACTCTACGCCCCTCACTCACCTGCAAATATTGCGGGACCGATTTAATACCGGCCGGCGACGATAAGAACTTCAAGACCTATTCTTTCAAAGATGATCCGGCTATCATGGCCGAGCTTGACCGGATAGGTTCAATCCTTAGCGAGTCACGAAAAGGAAAGGTGACCAGATCCAAATTAATCCGGTTAGCGGTTCGGAAGCTCTCCAAGGAGTTGCAACCATGAGCGACGAGAACTTCATTGATATTCTTGTAATGTCACTTGTGATCTTTGGAATCGTATTTTTCATTTGACCATAGATCACGAAAAAGGTATAACACTATGACATGGATCTTGATTATCCTTGTTGAGTGTTTTGAGCGGTCCACGGTGGGCCGCTTTTTTTTTATTTTTTTTTGGGCTGACTTATGAGAATATTATCAAAGACAATTACAAGCTCGGTGACCGGTGTATCATCGACGATGGATGTCAACAAGAAGATCGACGTCGATCTCGACTTTAACTTTCGATCGGTGTTCAATGGAATACTTCGCGGGCTTTGGATCAGGGTATCAAGTGCGGCCTCATCACCGACCGCTATGACAATCCGACTCGCTGAAGATACAGCCGGCGACAAAATCATCATTCCGGATACTGATTCATCGATCGCGTTTGGTCTTACAACCACTTCGAGCGGTGCAGCTGTCTATTCGATAGATATGCGATATGTATCAAGTGAAGCCGAGAAGTTATATCTTTTTTTGAATACCGACACCGGAACAGTCAATATTGATTCTGTTACTTTGACTTATGAGGTGACATCATGATATCGAATGTCTTTACAAGAAACGGTGGTTCAAATGGTCGATCTTTTGATATGATAGATCTCAGTGATCAAATTGATAATTCTACAAGGATTTTCACGCTTAAACCATTTCGTCGTGGTAGTATACTTGTGTTCTTTAATGGACTCGCGCAAAGAAATGGCGTCGAAATTACAGAACTATCTCGATCAACCTTTCAGACATCATTCATCCCTTCCACGGGATCGACTCTTCTTGTATTCTATCAACCTTTATAGGAGTTCCACAAATGGCAATTCAAATCATAGCCGATCAGATAAAAAACGGTGAAGTCACAAATGACAAGCTCGCCGGTTCCATCCAACCCGCAAAGCTCGATCTTTCTCAAGTTTTCGGTTTTACCGCAATCCCTACGATCAACGCTACACCAACTGCAGCAAATCAAGTCGTTAGCAAATCTTATGTCGATAACAAACTACAAGGTCTTTCTTGGCATGATTCTGTTCGTGTTCGATCTTCCTCAAACGTTGATATTTCAGACGCTCCGGCGACCATCGACGGAATCAGTATGGCCGCGGATGATAGAGTTCTTTTGACTGCTCAAAGTACTGGTTCTGAAAATGGGATCTATGTTTGGAGTTCAGCCGGTGGAGCTTTGGCCCGAGCCGCGGATGCGGACACCTTTGCCGAGCTTCAGTCAGCCGCGGTTTTCATCCGAGAAGGAACTTCAGCCGATAAAGGGTATTTACAAAGTGCCGAGCTTTCAAGCTTTGCTTCACAAAGCTGGATCTTGTTTTCATCCACAAACGGAGGTCGCCAAGCCGGAACCGCACTCGATCTTTCATCAAATACATTATCAGTTAAGTTTGATGACTCTTCGATCGGTACAAATGGATCTGGTCAACTTGAGATCAAAGCTTCCGGTATCCAAGACGCTATGATCGCCGGATCGACAATCTCAAACGGAAAGCTTGCGAATAGTAGCATCACTGTCAATGCGGGATCTGGTTTGTCCGGCGGTGGATCAACCGCACTCGGAGCCAGTGTAACAGTCGCAGCCGTGGCCGCGGATTCTTCGATCACGGTGAGCGGAAGCGGGATCTCGGTTGCAAGTGGAGGAGTCACCGCGGCCAAACTTGCAGCAAATTCCGTGCAAACTGGAAACATTGTCGATGCGAATGTCAGCTTGGTAAAAGTCGAAAACGTCGCAGCTGGCAAAGTGATCATGGGAAATGCCTCAAACAGACCAACCGCAACAACAATAGACGGTGATGTAACAATTTCAAATAGTGGAATCGTAACGATAAAAGCCGCTGCTGTTGAGAACTCAATGTTAGCGGGATCTATCGAAAACGCAAAACTCCAGAATTCAGCCGTTACTCTTTCCGGCGGTGACGGTGTTTCGATTGCATCCGGCGCGATTTCTTTAGGCGGCTCAAAAACTATTAACTTACAACTTGAAGGCTCCAGTCTTAGCAAGTCCGTATCTGGTTTGAAGATTTCAGATGCTGGAGTCGGATCGGCTCAACTACAAGATGACAGTTGCACAACCGCAAAAATTCCAGACTCGGCCGTAACAAATGACAAGCTCGCTTCTTCTTCTGTTTCCGTGGTGAGCGGTGATGGTTTGCAGGGTGGAGGATCTTTGAGTCTCGGCGGAACCTTAACACTTTCCATTGATCTCGATGGCTCGTCACTTGCGCTCGATTCTTCAAATGGTCTATCAGTTGCGGCCGGCGGTATTCAAACCAGCATGTTAGCGGCCAACTGTGTAAATGCTGCAGCCATACAAAACAACGCGGTCGGAAGTTCGGAAATCGCCGACGATGCGGTCGGATCATCGGAACTCGCTTCGGGTGCTGTTTTGATCGAGAAGGTAGGCTTCCGAGCATACACCGAATCATTCAGTGGAACCACAAACACCAAATATGATCTTGGTCGTGCTGTCAATGCTAACTTCTTTGATCGTGTCCAAGTTTTCCGAAACGGTCTACGTTGTAAAAAGGTTGCTTCACCTTCTGACAGTTCAGAATATAGTGTCGCCAACGATGGAACCTCTTCTGTTTGTGCTGTAACTTTCGGAGCCGCTCCAAATGGTGATTCTATTATCGTTGATTATCTGACATAGGGAACGGTCGCGAACAACTTCTGTTGTTTCTCCTACGCGACCAGCCGCCGATCTGGAGTCAGCCCCACGATCGGCGGTTTTTCTTTCCTCCTTCTAAGTGGTTGAACCAATTATCTAACCTTGCAATCTGAGTCGTTTTCTTCGCGAGAGCTGCAGCTCTGTACACAAAGATCGCTGAGATTTGAAACTCAGATATTGGTTGAACCAATAAAACCGGCTCAAAAATCGATTCTAAGATCAGCCGGATATGTTGACCTATCAACGAAAGAGCGATCCAAGATTTGACAAGAAACATTTGATTTTTGACGTCAAAACGTGTTACATAACAACGTAGTGTTAGTAATTGTTCCAATGTCTGGATTATTTTAATTTTTTTCATAGAAACACAAAAATAGTAAATTTTTATCAAAAAAATAAAACAAAAAAAAATTGCTAACCTCCGCCGAAAAACAAACACTCAACACTCAAAAAAAGGATAATCAATATGAGTTTGATTCTAACTCTTGAAGAGGAATATAACATGAGTCCACTTCAAGCTCGATTCGTCGATCTATATAACGCGCACGGATGGAGCACCTCACAAGACAGAAAGCCGCTCGCGGTTTTCGCCAACATTCCTAACCCGTCAAAGGTTGACATATACTTCGAGCTTGACAAGATCGACGAATGGCTACGATCAAAGCAATCGGCGAAACGCTGGAAGGTGAACGAGTGGATCGACTTCTTGACCAGCTGGCTTGGAAGAGTAAAGCGGCCGAAGCTACAAACCAAGGATCGAGATATTAAGAACATGCCGTACTATATGGTGATGTATGACAAGATAATTGAAAGGTCCGCAAACCGGATGGACTTCCCCGAAGAGGTCCGCGAGAAGTATTGGAGAATGTGGGCGTGGTTGACTGAAGGAATCGAGCCAACAAGAAAAGATCGATCGCGCGCCGGTAAAGCTATGAAGGAATGGATCGAGAAGATCGCAATCAACTATAACAAAGAACAAAAGAACCTCTACTATAAGAAGCTGAACAAGCTTGTCGAAAGAGGTGATTTTGACAACCCTCATATGCTCGACTTCCTCGGCTGTCATTCGGCCGGCGTACTCAATGAAGTTCTCGATCTGCTATATGGGCCAGAACTTGACCGGCCCGATCTGGACAAAATGAAAGCCAGTGTTACTTTGCGAATAGATAGATCGATCCTTTGAGGTTTATATGTTTGACATCCGATATCTTTATTTTCATTTGTGGTTATGATGCTGTACATGATAGAAGACATCCAAAATAATACAAAGAAGATAGTCGATATCAATATATACGATTATCAGGAGGTCTTTGATCTTTCAGTTGTTGAGATACAGGTTCTTGAAATGTCAATTCGCTTTGGTGGAAAACCTGTATCAACTGGTCATTTCAACGCGTACAAATATCAATAAAAAATCATGTTATACTACAGCCGGCTTTCGAGCCGGTTTTTTTACTTTGGTGTTTTATGGATAAAGAAGTTAAAAAGGCATATTATGAATATGCAAACAAACGAATCAGGAAATCAGGTGTAACGACTTCATTTGTTCCGCTCCTGCAGCTGAACGGTGAGATTCTTCTCGCGGTAAAAGAGCGCGCTCAAAAAGAGAAGACCGATCACAATGATTGGATCATCAAAGCAATCATCAAGGCACTCAATGAATAAGATCGATCATCATTGCGGCTATTGGAGAAAAAAGCTAACCTTGATCAATCGACTGTATTTGTCGATCGGTTCTTCTACGGCTCATAATGTTATTGTTTGCCAAGCTGAAAATAATCATGGTTTGATACTTACGATTTGCGATCGGCGGTTCTTTGTGTTGACCAAAAGAAGGATCGATCTTGATTCACCTTTTGAAGACGTCAAGAAGATGACCGTCCGGAATGGATTATATCAAGGTGATATGTTCAGAAGAAAGAACGAGATTGAACAAAAAGATGTAACGATGTGCCGAAAATATTTCCAACTGATATACTATGTCAACGGACATATAGTTTCAACATTCTTTTATCGGGCTGACAATGATAAAACTACTGAACAAAAATTGTATTGATGTAATGAAAAATTACACCGACGATTATTTTGATATCGGAATCGTCGATCCTCCTTACGGTATAGGAGACTGGACAAAAAAATATCCAAATCATGGTCCAAAAAATAAAAATGCAAAGTCACAACAAAGAACACCGACAACTCGAAAAGAACATGTCGACTGGAATGAAACGAAACCAGATAAAAAATATTTTGATGAACTTTTAAGAATATCAAAGCATCAAGTAATTTTCGGAGCAAACTATTTTAATCAATTTGTTGGCAAGTCTGGAGCTTTGATCTGGTTAAAAGGCGTTCCGCTTTCTTCTAATCTATCAACTTGTGAGATCGCAAGTTATAGCCGATTCACGAAAGTAATCCATATTAATAGCAAATGGCAAAACGTAAATAGAAGATGCGAAACAATTCATCCATGTCAAAAGCCGATCGATCTATATGAACAGATCCTTGATATAGAAATCAAATCAATGAAGGGTAAAAAGTTAAAAGTGTTCGATTCACATTTTGGATCTGGATCGTTGGCTATTGCTTGCATGATCAAAGGCTGTGATTTTGTTGGTTGTGAAATATCAGAAGTCTATTTTCAAAGAGCATTAAAGAGAATACAAAATCATAAATTACAATCAAAGCTATTTGAGGCAAATCATGCGTTTGAAATATGTACAGCTTGAAGACCTTACTCCTTGGAGTGGTAATCCTCGAGAAAATGATCACGTTGTTGATCGAGTCGTTTCATCAATAAAGAAGTTCGGTTTTGCGGCTCCTATCGTCGCCAACAAAGACGGGACAATCATCGCCGGTCATACAAGATACAAAGCCGCTCAACATATGAAGCTTGAAAAAGTACCGGTCCACTTTTTAGATCTCTCTGCAGAAGAAGCGGAAAAGCTCGCACTTGCTGACAATAAATTAAACGAGTTAGCAGACTGGAACGACCGCGAGCTTTACGAAATCTTGAAAGACATCGAGACAGAAGAAGCCTATGATCTCGGATGGAATCAAAAAGAACTCATTGAACTCTTTGATCAGTTTACACCGATCATCGATGGTCCAGAAGAAGAAGATGTTCAGAGAGCTGGCGAGAATGAAATATCAGAACATGATAACATTCCGACAAGTGTCAAGCCAACAACGAAAGCCGGCGATATTGTCGATCTTGGAAATCATCTTCTATGTTGTGCTGATAATCTCGAAATCATGCGACGGCTTCCTGATAACTCGATTGATTGTATTGTCACCGATCCTCCGTATGCTTTGGTTTCTCCTATGAAAAAAACAGTTGGAAAACAAGATCGATCAAAATATGAAGGATCACCATATCAATGCACAGGAAAAAAAGGTTTTATGGGTATGGAGTGGGATTCCCATCTTCCGCCGGAAGAGTGGGCAAAAGAATGTTTCCGTGTGCTTAAGTCCGGCGGTTATATTTTATCATTTGGAGCAACAAGAACAATTCATCGTTTGGTTTGTAATTTAGAAGACGCGGGCTTTGAGGTTAGAGATACGATCAACTGGTTGTACTTCTCCGGCTTTCCAAAAAGTCTCGATGTTTCAAAAGCGATTGATAAACACTTTGGAGCCGAAAGAGAAATAGTAGGAAAATCTTTGAGGCATGGGGGAGGAAAATTGACTGGAAAAGCATGGAACATAACCCCAGAAATTCCAATGATAACAAAACCAGACACAGAAGAAGCACAACAAGCGGAAGGAATCGGAACCGCATTAAAGCCAGCTTTTGAACCTGCGACACTTTGTCGAAAACCATTGAGCGAAAAAACGGTCGCGCTGAACTGGTTGAAATATAAAACCGGCGGGATCAACATTGATGATTGTCGCTTTGCTTATGGTGATCCTTGTTGGGTTGGTCCGAATAATCCGCCTCCATCTGTGCCAAATCCAAAAAATTTAAGTCCTGTAATAAAGTTTGATGGTGTCGGCAGAAGCGGAGAAATGTCAGAAGTACATTATCTCGGAAGATGGCCGGCTAATATATACCAATGTCCGAAAGCATCAAGATCAGAAAGAGAAAAAGGTCTTGATGATATGAAAACAATAACAGGACATGAAGCCGTAAACCGCAAAGAAGGATCGGCTGGTCTGAACAATCCTCGAGCCGGTGCTGGAAGAACAGCTTCCGAAGTTGCGAACATTCATCCGACCGTGAAACCGGTAAAGTTGATGCGCTGGCTTGTTCGTTTGGTGACTCCGAAAAATGGTATTGTGTTAGAACCTTTTTGTGGAAGTGGTACGACGATGATCGCGGCCGAGCTTGAAGACCGCTTTTGTCTCGGCATAGAACGGGAGCCGAAATATTGTGATATCATAAAAGCGCGCGCCGAACATGCGATCCAGTCTTCAAGCCATGAAAGACATAATCAAGAGTTTGAAGAACTGAAAAAAATTCTTTCCCAAAAATAAAAATGAAAAAAAAAATATCTTCATCTCACATCGTTAATAAATATCCGCATCTCATCAGAAAGTGGGCCATCGATGAGAATCTATCAATGCAAGAATGTAGCGACAAGATAGTCAAACACACCGGCCAAGATTGTACACACTATATCATGAGGACCGTATTCGATAAACTCATGATCACAAGAGACCGAAGAGAGAAGCGAGAAGAGATCAAGCGCGCCAAAGATATGATCATTGAAGAAGAAGAGCCACTCGAAGAAGAAGAATATCAAATCCCTATCGAGGATCTGATTCAGCAAAGGATCGATGCTACACAACGAAAGATCAGGAAGTTTGGAAAGACCCACTTTCGAACCGTGAAACTTCCAGCCGAGCCGATAGGAATCATTATCTTTGGTGATCCACATGTCGATTCTGAAGCGTGTGATTGGTATCTCTTACATCATCACGTCAAGCTATGCCAACAAACAGAAGGAGTCCTCGCGGTTTCAGTTGGTGATCAGTTGGATTCGTGGATCGGTCGACTCGGAAAAGAATATTCGAAAGCCTCGATCCTTGCTTCAGACGGTTGGCGATTAACAGAATGGCTCTTCAAGTCTTTACAGTGGTTGTGTATCATCGGCGGAAATCATGATCTATGGAATGATGCGAATGGATTCTCACCGATTAAATATGTAACCGAACATTGTGGTGTTCGATTTTATGCACCGGATGAACTCAAGATAAATATCGAATGGCAAAAGCGGCCGGACCTCGAAGATATCAATCTTTATTTTCGTCACTTCTTCAAAGGAAACTCTTTCTATCATTCTACACATGCTGCTAATAAAGAATCAATATGGGATGGAAAAGCCAACCTTCTCGCAGCTGGTCATATTCATAATTGGGGTTACTTGATGACTGAAATGCGACATGGTAGGATCTCACATGCGATATCGGTCAAAGGTTATAAAAGTGTAGATGGTTATGCAAAGTCGAAAGGTTTCAACATTCAAGAACATGGAGCCGCTTGTTTTGCTGTTATCGATCCTTTTGCTGATGAGCCGGCGCGCATAAAAATCTTTTGGGATGTCGAAGATGGATGTAACTATCTTTCGTATATAAGAAACAAACGAACTAAAAAAAAGGCTGAACAATGAAAAAACCGACAAGTGGAAGACCGACCAAACTAACAGAAGAAACAGTCGCTAAGCTTTGCGAGTCCGCACGGCTCGGAATGAAAGTCGATCATATGTGTCAGCGCGCCGGAATATCAACGCGCGCCTATTACTCATGGAAAGCAAAAGCCAAACGAAAAGAACAACCATATTATCAATTTATGCAGCGAGTAGAAAAAGCTCTTGCGGATGGAATCGCGCATAACTTAGCGATCATTCTTAAAAGTGCAAAAGATGGAAACTGGACTTCTTCGGCTTGGCTTCTGGAAAGGTGCTTTGGTTACAATAAAGTGATTGATCCCGTTGATGAAGATATAGCGATCGAGGTTGATGAGATATCAACAAAAGAACTCCTTGAAGAGGTGGCAAGATCTAACGAAGAACTAAAAAAGTTCTTCATGCCTGATATCAAAGAATGAATCTCCGTGATGTAATCGAGACAAGAAAGCAATTAAGATGGTTACAGAATAACTATCCGCTTTCTATCTCGCGTCTTTGGGTTCCTCATTGTGTCCGGTGGGATGGACTTGGCGAAAAGTCAGATCGTCTTTGTGGTTGCATGCAACCAATGAAACAGATCGGCCGTGGTTATTATGAGTGTTCCACGTGCAACATCAAAGAAGAGCGAACAAGTCAACGAGAAGCGATCGCGAATCTCGGAACAACTTCGACAGCTCTCTTCGGTGGTAATAGATCAGGAAAGACACAAGCCGGATCTATGTTGTGTGTAGCGGTTGCGGCCGGTCGCGGTGAATGGTGGGTTCGTGAATGGTTGCGACTCAATGATCTCCCTGATTCGGTTGTTCCAAACGAAAACCCTTCAACCGTGATCGCGAGTGCTCTTTCTTATGGTGATGCTATCGCGTACATCCGGCCAAAGTTAAAACAATATCTTCCAGCCGGTACAAAGTACACGAGATGGAACGCGCAAGATCGCGGAATGGCTATCCTTCCAAACGGTGGAAAAATCTATTCGATGTCTGCTGATAGTGGTCGCGAAAAATATCAAGGACAATCGTGCGAGCTTGTTTGGTTGGATGAAGAACATCCTTACGAGATCTTCGAAGAAGCGCAAATGCGAACAATCGACTCCGGAATCTCGAACGGTGTTATTCTGACGATGACACCACTAAAAGGATTTACTTGGCCGGCAAATCTATTCCTCCAAGATCCGAAAGAAGGCTTCGTCGCTGCTAAGATATCAGGTCTTGACAATCCTTATATTTCATCAAAGAAGATGATGTCAACAATAGCACACATGAGCGACGAATCAAAAAGGTCACGTTTATTCGGTGACTTTACAAATCAGGCCGGACTTGTTTATCCTGAGTTTGACCGCAATGTGCATGTTATTGATTCGATAGATATATCAGACCGTGATCGATTTGACGTCTTTGTGTCCGTCGACTTCGGAGTCGTCAACCCGTTCGCGGCTTTGCTGATCGCCACAGATGGCGAACGCTATTTTGTGGTTGACGAATACTTCATGAAAGAGAAGACAACGATCCAAAATGGACATGCTATACAAGCTAAGTTTCATCGATACAAGCCTTTTAACTTTGTGATTTGCGATCCAGAATCAAAAGATGCGCGCTTGATCTTGAATCGACAATGTAATCTTCCAAATGTACCGGCTCCAAAATCAGGAAAGTATGGACTGATAGAATCTATCAACCTTGTTAAATCAAGTCTTACAATTCAAGCGGATGGAAAACCGCTTCTTTTTGTCGCTAAAAAATGCAAAAACTTATTGATGGAATTCAAAAAATATCGCTGGGCAAAAACCACAAACGGTACCGACCGACCGAAAAAGTCAGACGATCACGGAATGGACGCTTTGAGATATTTCTGCTCATGGTACCACCGATACAAATCTCATTTTTAATGCTATATATAAGATCGAGGATTATTATCATGGAAGAATCAATTTTCAAATACTTGTTAGATTATGGATCGCTTGGCATCACCGCCGGTCTTTTATTTTGGCTTTACTTACAGAACACAAAACAAATCGAGAAGATATCAAAGCAAGCTCGAGAAGATAGTCAGCTTTTGAGAGATCGATATGATGTTGTGATCGAGAAGTACGATAAAGAGAGAGTCTTATTCTTTGAAGAGCGAAACAAGATACATTCGCAAATCGTCCAACAAATCGACCGGCTCGAGAAGACCGTCGAGAAACAGGATCTTATGATCAACGCAATCAAAGATAAACTTGATGCGCTTTTACTTATCAGGCAGAAGAAAATACAATGAAAGATACATGTGACTATTGCGGTTGTGATCCTTGCGATTGTGAAGACCAAAAATAAAATAAAATTTGAAAATAAAATAAAATAAAACTATATCAATCAGGCCGAAATAAGTTCGGCAATTCTAACACTATATGATTTACGTCGTTAGATGAAGAAAAGAGAAGGTTCGCCGGCTTTGTCCGGCTTTCTCTTTTTGTGTTGAATACAAGATCGCCTTTTTTATGTTATCATCATTGTGACAAAAATGGAGATCTCAACATGTCTATATTTGATTCCTTCTTTGGATTGTTTCGCACCCGATCAGCTGCCAAGCTTGAAAGTAAGCCAACAAAAGAAAATCACGGCTCTTCGTGGAACTCACCGAATGGAGTCCGGAATCCTTTTAATGCTTTGACAGCTTTGGAAGCATACGGAAATCACGGCTATCTATATGCGGCTATTACTCGATCCTGTGAAGATCTCGCGGCTCTTCCTCTCAAAGTTATCAAGGGAAAAGGGAAAGATGCGGTCGAGATTGCTGATCATCCACTCACCGCACTACTTGATCAGCCATCTATTTCTGTTGATGGTTATTTATTCCGTAATCAGATCATACTTGATCTTATCTTATCCGGTTCTTGTTATTGTCTTATGTTGGGAGTCAACGAAAAAAAACCGGACTCGGTTGTTCGATTACATCCGGACGAGGTTCGAATTGTTACAAATGAATTAGGGATCGTTGGTTATGAGCATACATCAAACGGACAATCAGTATTGTATCCACCGGAAAGAATACTAACCGCACGAAATGCAAGCTATGAGAAAGGACCGAAGTCGCTCTTTGGAACTGGAGCGATCGAGAGTTTACGCCGAGAACTCAACGCCGATCTAAATACGCAAAATCTTACAAGCCAAGCCAGCGCGCAAGGTCATCCGGATATTTTGATCTCACCAAAAGACGGAGATATTTGGCCGGCCGAAACCAGAAGACAAATATCCGATAACTATTCGAAGCTTGCAAAGTCCGGCGGTGTTTTGGTCCTATCTGGTGAAGCCGATGTAACACCTTTGAACGTCTCGCCGAAAGATATGGAATTTGAAACAGTTAGAACGATGACTATGCAAATCATCAGCGCGGTGATCGGAACTCCCCCGAGTGTTCTTGGTTTGCCTTCTGCTAACTATGCAACTTCGAGATCTCAAAGTATTAACTATTGGGAACTGCAGAAGAAGCGCGCCAAGCGAATCGAGATCATGCTCACAAAGTTAGCGCGATTGTTTGATCTTGATCTTTCTGTTCAGCATGACTTTTCAAGCGTTGAACCGCTGCAGAGTGTTAGAGATGCTCAGCTGGCGAGAATACAACTTCATATTATGAATGGGATGAAGGCGAGTGATGCTTATGCGTTTGAAGGTTTACATGATGCACCGATCGGAAAGATGGCCAGCAAAGAAGAGCCTTCTCTTTTAGATGAAAAATCACAAAAGACCGTTCTTCGACTCTTTGAGAATACTAAAAAAAAAACTTTGATAACTCACCAACTGAAAGAAGATTCTTCTGGAATCAATACTTTGAACGAAGATATAAACCAGTCGAGAAAAAAATCAGGTTGATATTCTCTCGATATTTGGCCGGTGCAAAAAAGCGATATCTTGAAAGAGCCGAAGAATACATTCAAGAGACACAAAGAAGAAGTATATCAAAACAGTTTGATATTAACATAATCGATTGGTCATCTTTGAGAGGTCAAGATATCGAGGTTCGGAAAATCCGAGAGCTTGCAAAATCTATCTATAGAGAACAGTATAACCAGATCGGCCAAGAAGAGATCAACAAGGTTATGCAAGAAGCCGATCTCGACTCAATACAATTCAAGTCCGGCGATGCTCTCGAAAGACATCTCCAGAAGATCAGCCGAGAGATAACAAAGACAACCATCGACAAGATCGAGAAGGCTGTCAAGAAGGGAGAAGAAGAAGGAGCATCGAAAGACGAGATCCTTGATTCCATTCGTGACTCTGTAGCATTTGACGAGTCACGCGCGCAAACCATCGCGAGAACAGAATCAACAAAAGTAATCAATAGCGCAATTAATGAAGCCTATAATCAAGCCGGTCAAAATGGAGTCAAGCTTGAGAAAGTTTGGATAACTGAAAACGATGAGTTTGTTCGCGAGACACATACGGAACTCGACGGTGTAACGATTCCAGTGAATGAAGACTTTGTGTCATCATCTGGAGCGACAACACAATCACCGGCTTCTTTTGGTGTAGCCGCTGAAGATATAAATTGTCGATGTACGATGCAAGCTATGGTCGTGAAAGAATAAAAAATAATACTGAAAAAAATCAACTTTGCAAAAGTAAAAAAAAACAGGTATACTCTCCTCGGGTGAATAATATGATAATCAAAAAACTATTTGTCGAACGAATCGCTCCAGAAGAAGAGCCGGAAGACGCGCCATTAATGGCTTCTTTTATTGCTTCCACTTCAGCCGAAGATCGCTATGGTGATGTCATAGCGCAATCATGGGATTTGACGAACTACCGAAAAAATCCAATTATATTATTTAATCACGACGCTAACCAACTACCGATCGGAAAAGGCGATGTCGATGTTGTAGATGGTAACTTAATGATCGATATCACTTTTGATATGGACGATCCGAGAGCCGCCGAGATAGGCCGCAAAGTTAAAGCCGGTTTTCTCAATGCTGTGTCTGTTGGTTTTAATCCAATTGAAGCCGTGGAAAGATCAGAACTTCCAGACGGCCATTATGCAAAAGGTGAGAAGGGGACATTCTTCAAGAGTGCCGAGCTTCTGGAAGTTTCAGTCGTGACGATTCCAGCAAATCAAGAAGCTGTTTCATCAAAAGAATATCGTAACATTGAGAATGTTGAGTCGATGACTCTATCGAAAGATCAGGCTTCCGAGTTATACAAGTATATAGAACAACTTCGTGGAAGTGTTGAGGCACATGCGAGACAAGCCGATTTTATCGAAAGTCTTTTTTCAATGGATGACAAATACTATCATGATGATGAAGATTCGGAGTCAGAAGAAGACAAGTATTATCATGATGAAGATTCAGAAGAAGACAAGCCAAAGACCAAAGATGAAAACTATGGTTTGAAGTCAAACGCGAAAGAAGCGATGGAAGCACTCAAAGAGTCAACACAGAAAGCACTCATCAACAAAGCCGAACAGCATAATGAAGAATATGGAGACAATCCAGAGAAGAAACTAACGAATAGAAATTATTTAGCTGTTTCCTATCATCGAGGTTTGGCCGCATTTTTTGGAAATCCTTCTTCCGTTCGTCCTTCTGTTTCCAGTGCTGATCAATGGGCCATGGCCCGAGTCAATGGTTTACTCTTTGCAATGAGGACCGGAAAGTTCAAAAGCAAACCGTACGATGTTGATCTATTACCAAAAGATCATCCACTATCGAACGCCGAAGAAGAGAAGCAAATCACGAAAGAGATATCTAACTTTCCGAAAGCTGGAGAAGATAAAAAGGTATCATTGCGGAACTCACAATATCCGATCTTTCCTGTTGATTATGCCGAGAAGATTAAACTCGAATATCCGTCTATTTGGCGTAAAGGTGGAAACATCTTAGGAAATCAACAGTTCCGACTATTGAAAAGAATACAAGATAATAACGGTGTTCCGGAAACAGAGAACCAAGAAGAAGCGATCCGACTTCGTGAAGCTTGGGCGGCTCGACATCTTCAAGATTTCCGTATAGCTGGAACTGTTGCACAAATGAAATGGCTTGTCATCGGTGAGAAAGGTCTACAACATATGAAAGACACAATCAACGCCGAGATCGACAAACTCAAAAAGCTTGGCTCTTCGCCAAAAGATCAAGAAGCAAAATCTTTTGCTTTTTTGTACGATCTATTAAAACAAACAGACTAAAAAGGGAGTTCTTATAATGTCTGATTATAATGTAAATGAAAACATGGTCGCGGAAGCCAAAGGGATACTTGAAGGAATCCGAAGCCACCAAAAAAATGCAGAAGATAAACTGACTAACCTTGATCGCCAAGTTGAAGATCTGAAACTTGCACAGCGCAAACTTTCAGAAGCTTACACCAAAGCGGCTCCAGAATACACCGGAGAAGAAGGCAAGCTTTCTCGTTACATCAAAAAAGATGGAAATCTTCGAACTCGTGTTGAACGTTCACAGATTTCGATCAATGGTCAAGGTGTAATTGATGCCGAACTAAAAGGTCTTCTTGATGATAGCCCGATCTGTGAATGGCAGGATGAATTACAAAAGATCGTTCGTAAGCGTAACTTTGCGCGCATGTTGATGGCAAATCCACACACGCCGAAGATGGATGTCAAGCTTCATAAACATTTAGAACTTGCTCCGAAATCAATCAAGCCTCAAATCCAACGTGTTTATGCTGGAGGAGCCGGTTCCGGTGCTGAATGGACTCAATCACGATTTGTCGAAGAGCTTGCACAAGATTACAAAACACCTCGATCACTTCGTGCACTTCTTGATGAAGTACCGGTCGATCGTGGTTCTTTGTTGATTCCTCGGTTGAGTAAAGGCGGACAGCCATATGTTCAAACTACGATCAGCGATGATAATCCTTATGCAGCTGCTAACCAGTACAAAGCATCAACCGTAACAACAGCACAAAAGACGATCAACATGCAAGGTATGACCGTGCGATATTTAATCGATCAAGCTGTTATGGAAGATTCCGCTTTGGCCTTGACTCAAATCTTGAGTCGTGATCTTGTTGATACTATCGAAAGCGGTTTCGAGGATGCAATGATCAACGGTCAGACCAGCGGAGCCTTTGATTCTGATTTTGCGAACTGGAATCCTCGATCACGTTGGACTGTTACAGGAAATGCAAACGACCACAGAAAGGCGTTTGATGGTTTTCGTCAATTAGCGGCTAACAAGTCAACTCGAAACATGGCCGGCGATCCCAACGATATGGCTTTTAGTGATATCATAACCGCGATCTCTTCAATGGGCGAATATGGCGCAAGTCAAGACAAGGTTCTTGTCGTATCTCCAGAAGCATTGATCAAGCACTTTTTAGATCTTAGCGAACTTGTGACCATAGATAAGTTTGGCGATAAAGCTACTGTTCTAACTGGAACGCAACTCGGGTCCATTTTGGATATGCCTGTCATCATGTCTCGATTTATGACCGCGGACCTTGATGCAAGCGGAAACTACACAAATACACCTTCATCAATGACCGGATTTGTGATCTTTAACCGATCAAGTTTCCATCAATATGTTCGTCGTGGTTTACAGGTTGAGACACAACGAGATATATCCACCGGAGCAATGACTTTGGTCGCTTCTTTCCGTGGTGTCATGGCTTCCAGTGATTCAGCACTCGCGAAAAACTGCGCGTTCATTACTAACTTAAATAGTTAATCAATCATGTCTATTGTAAGTGTATCAACAATCAAAGAGTATCTTCCAGAACTTGCCGGTTCAACTGGAGCGGATACCGATTTGACAGCATTGCGGGATCGAGTAGAAACCGCGGTCGCTCGTTATCTCGGCTTTCCGGCTCCAGATGGATCGTTGAATCCTGTGCTTGATGTCTCAACTTATACGGTCTTTGTTGATGCACCTGCAATGTATGATTCTTTCACTTTACAATTACCGATAGCACCGATCGCGACTATCACTTCTGTACATGCGGACATTAATCGCAAGTACGAAAGTGATAGTCTGATCGATGCTTCGGTCTATTCTTTTAATGCTCAACTTGGAAGGATCTACATAGATCCGAATCAAGCCACTACACAATTTCAAACCGGCTATCGTACTAACAAAGTAATAGTGACCGCCGGTTATACTTCTGTAACCTTACCGGATGATCTGGAACATGCGATCTGTGTTTGGTGTTCTCAACTACACCGAAACAAAGCCAACCAAGGAAAAGAACAAATCAGTCAAGCGAACTCGACGGTAAGAATATCAGTTAAAACGATACCGGACGAAGTTAAAGAGCTGCTGAACCCGATCAGACTTCCGCGAGTTGTGTTATGAGTCGAGTTTATAGATTTGATCAGTTTGTCGATTTGATGAACAGAAAACACCTTAACACAAGAAAGACCTTTGAACGGTTAGCGGTGCGAGTACGAAGACAGCTTTCATATGAGGCAAAGAAGAACGCAACCACATATCCACGAAGAAGAACCGGCGAACTTTACAAGTCGATCAAGGCAACAGTCAAACCGACACAAGACGAGTTCTTGATTTCTCTCACGGCTGGAAATGAATCCGCTTTCTATGCGCGATTTGTTGAACTTGGAACCAGCGGAAAAGGATCGATGGCTCCGAGATATTATCTTCGCCGAGCTTTTGAAAAGGTGAATAACTTTGTGCCAAACGACTTGAGAAAGTATCTCGGTTTATATTTGCGAGATCCTGATTTTTACGGTCAACGAGAATAACATGGCCGATTGTCGAATAGTCAAAATCCATAAGAAGATCCAAGAACTGATCGGTGTATCATATGCGGCCGGCTTTTCTGGTTTGAATCTTACAGGAAATGTGATTCGAGGAATGGTCGACGAACCACCGGTGATCCCGTTTGCGTGTGTAAGGTTCGAAGATGCGATCGAAGATTACGGTCCTACTATGGGACGTTATCGAGGTGATGCTCTCTTCGAGATATATTGTTTTGTTGGTGGTGCTTCATTCGAAGAACGTAGTGATGCGGCTTTGAATATCTCGAGCGACATGATCAGCAAACTAACAGCTATCAGAAATCTATCTTTGCCGGATGATGTCGATGATATCAAATGTGATTTCACAAGTATCGACGGAGACAAAGTCGGGCTAAATGGAATCGGAATCGGTTATATTCGTGCAACTATTAAATTTCAATCCGATAACGGTGTTTAACTATGACATGGTATGATTCAAATTTCAAAGATCGTTATCCTGTAGCTATCAACGTTGTTGGTGGTGCTGAAACAGCCGGAACAGAAGATGTTGAGATAGTTGTTCCAAAAGACTTTGAGAGGTTTTGGACTTCTATTCGGCCGGATGGTTTCGATATCGTTCTTGCAGATCCAGAAGGAAACGCTGAAACATTTACAAGAAGTGTCTTTAATTATGCAGATAGATCTTTGACGTTACAAGGTGATAATGTCAACTTTCAAAATCGCAACAGTGTTGCGCTTCTTTATATTTATTTTAATAATCCAGATCAATCTTCTGATCTTGCTGGAACATTTGTCGCAAGTTCACCAAAGATCGGAACGATAGCTTTGAATAGACCTTCTTCTTTGTCGGTTGGAAATCTCGAACAAGGTCAAGGAAATGACTCACCGGCCGCATCTTTTCAGAAGACAGTCGATGAAGAGGTTTATATTTGGTTTCGTGTTGGCTCTTTGTTGACTCGTCGAATCAGTCAATATAATAACCATCTCGATTATGAGCAGATAAAATATATCAAAGTTCAGTCTCTCGATGCAGCTGGATCAGATGATGCCAATCGATATACAGAAGGCGAAACAAGATTTTTGCCTTCTTGGGTCGGTGTAAAAGTTAAAGCAGGATCGGCCGGCGTTGATTATACTATAGCCGTTGAGATTGTTACAACTTCCAGCGGTCTAACTCAAACCTTGAGCGCGCGCGCACTTTTAAGAATACGAAACCTTTTACCTTAGGATTAAAATCATGGCTCAAATATTCGGAAGAAACTCTTTTATCAATGCAGGTGAAGAAGGAACATACGGCACCATTTGCGCAGCTTTCCAAAATAGCGCGCGGTTGTATTCTGTATCCTTGGCGAGATCTCAACAACGAGATCGCAAGTCTGATCTATCAACCAGCGACGGAGCCTTCTCACAAAATCATTTTGATATTTTCGAGGAAGCCGGCGGAGCAATCGAGATTCCTTTAAGATATGATCATGCAGGCCTTTTCCTATATGCGGCTTGTGGACAAAAAACCACGACTCCAGACGGTGCGCTTTTCATCCATGATTATAAATGTGGGACTACCGATCTTCCGGCTATCTCGATCCAGTTGCAACGAGGATCAGGAAATAGAGAAACCTTTCTTGGTTGTAAAGTTCAGTCAATGGAAATAAGCGGTGCGGCCGGCGAAGAGATCAAAGCATCATTTGAGATCATTGCACAAACAGCAAATACTCGATCCGGTACTGCTTCACCTACTTTCGGAACTGGAAAACAAGCTTTTCATTATGAAAGTTCAGCGATGCAAATCACACCTTCCGCCGGTGGTGCTACTGTTAACTATAAGCTGATCAACTTTACTCTAACTTTGAACAATAACATCGAGCGCAAAAATGTACTTGGTTCCAAGTTAACAGAAGAACCAGAAATAACCGACTTCCGATCAGTTGAACTTTCTGCAGAGTGTTATCAGGAAAATGATACGCTTTATGATCTGCAGCTTTCTGGGGTTCCTCATGATATCGTGATCGAGTTTGTTGAGACTGGAACAAGTAATTATATCAAGTTGTTGATCCATAATGCAGTAATCACGGACTTTGACGACGCTATTGATACGGTCGGTCGGTTAACTCAAAGCTTTACCTTTTTGGGCTTTTCCGATTCATCAAATGAAGCTTTGGAAATACAAATTCGAAATGATAGGAATGATTCTATTTAATTTTTTTTAATAAAATAAAAATAAAAAATTGGGCTGACAATGAAACACATAATCAATCAAATAATTTCACAATCGAAATTCACAGTATCCGCTTTTGCTGGAAAGCTACTTCTTGAAGGTCGGATTCTTTCACCGAGTGAAGCACACGCGGCCGGTCTGACATCGGGATTGTTAGCGGCCGCGATGGCTGATCCGAAACAACTGCAAGCCATGAGTCAGATCAAGGATGATGAAACAGATCAGAACTTTGAAGAGATTCTGCAGCTGGCTAAAAGAATAAGACCGGAAAATATCGAAGCCATGGGAGAAGCACACGACAAGATTCTTTGTCGAGTTATCAAAAGAGCATCTTCCGACAATGGCGAGACATGGCAAAATATCATTCTTGTTGAAGGTGTCGATCAACAAGATGCGGAAAAAAACCGGCTTTGGGTTGGCATGATTCCAGAAGATGACCGAAAGCAAATCCTTGATCATGCTTTGCAAGGTCACAAGAAAGCCGTCGAAAGCATTCGGGGGTCCCTTTGAAAACGATCCTCAAATCTTCGATCTGTTTGATATCTTGGCCGATAGTTATGGGGTCTTACCTTCTGATCTTTTGGGCCTCTCTTTTCAAGAGATCATGTTCAATATCAGGTGTTTGAAAAGCCGATCCTATCGGATGAATAAATTGATGAAGCAAAGTAACAGAAAAAAAGCTATGTTATTTCCTACTGTTAACATATCTGATTTGCTGAGAAGTTTATAAAATGGCCGAAAACATTATTAAATATATACTCGACATCGAAACGAAAGGAGCCGAAAGAGGACTTAAAGAGGTCGCCGGCGATTCTAAAAAAGCGGCTTTGAGTCTTGACAAGCTCGAGAAGGAAAGCAAAGAAGCATCTTCTGGACTTACGATGACCGGTAAAGCTTCAAAGAAATCAGCTATCTCTCTTAAAAGCTTTACATCTGCGGCCAAGTTTGGAAAAGATGCTTTGTTATCTTTGCCGTCGATTCTTCAAAATGTCGGCGAATCAATGTTCAACTTTACGCGTGATGCCGTCGATGCAATAAACCGGCTCAATGATTTATCAACAGCTTCGAACCTTAGCGCGTCAACTATTCAAGCGGTGAGTCTTGCTTTTGAGGCATCCGGACAAAGCGCAAGTCAAGCGGATACATTCGTTAAGAAGTTTCCTCAACGACTCGCGGACATAAGGAAAGAAGGATCGGATAGTAATCGAATCCTAAAACAAATGGGAATCGAGATCGGAAATGCTGCGGACGGATATCGCTCCAGTGATGAAGTTTTCAAAGATATCATTACCACACTACAGAACATGGAAGACGCCGAACTAAGAACGGCCGCGGCTCAAAGAATATTCAAGCGTGATGTCGGTAATCTTTTGGTTGCACTTGGCAACACTGGACCGATCGAGAACTTTATCAAGTTCACTGAAAAGTTTGGAGTCGACACTCAAAAGAGTGCAGCTGATGCGGCCGAGTTTCAGCAAAAGCTCGCGGCTCTTAGCTTGGCTTTTGCATTTGCGCGCGATCGTATAGTCTCGGCTTTGGGCGGTTACAAGTCTTTCAATAGTTTATTGAGTGCGACTATCGGAACCGTGGTCTTTGTCGCTGAAATGATCCGGCTATTTGCCAAAGAGATCAATATCTTAGGAAAAGCAATTTTTAATGTTGTAGTTGGTCGATTCAAGTTTTTCATTGATGGATTAAAACTTCTCGGCGCGGTCGCGCCTAAGGTCGCGGATGATCTTGGAAACTTGATCCAAAGCATAACAAAAGCACCGGCCGGAACAGGTATCTTTCAAAACACAAGTGCAAGGATCAGCCAAGCCAAACAAGCCGCGGCTGAAGCTCGTGAAGCAATCTCTGGATTTAATAAAACGGTCGATAATACCGGAGCGAGTGGAAAAAACGCTTCTCAATCTCTCAAAGAGTTGAAAAAGCTATTTGTTGATCTTGATAAAGAAGCCGGAAAAGATTCAGCCGGAGCAAAAAAGACCGGTAAAAGTGCGGCCGAGAAAGCCGCCGAAAGATTAATTAAGGCACAGGAGAAGGCAAAAGAAAAGCTCGCGGACTTGATGAGAACTCTTGAAATGGGAGATATCACTCTTGAAGGTGCTCTCAAAAAAACCGGCGGATTGATTCGGCTCTTTGAAAAACTCAAGATGCCTATCGATCCCATTCTTAACTTCAAAGCCGAACTTGAATCGCAAATCTTCCAGAACACACAAGCCGAGTTCGCTAAGTTAGCCGATGAACTAAATAATATTGATTTATCAGAATTAAAACAACAATTTAGAATTGCGGCTATCGAATTCGGAGTCAATATAACAGAAGCCATATCTGGATCTTTTCAAGCCGTGCAAACTTTAGTAACACAAATAGCGGGACCACTCGCCGGAGCGATTACATCAGCTTTTGGATCAATATCGGCAATCGGGCAACAACTTAAACAAGTTGGAGAAACCGCGGTTAAAGCAAAAGAAGAAGAACTCGGAAGACCTTTAACAGCAAAAGAACAAGAAAAAATTATTCGAGATGCACAATTAAAAGATGCACGGATGCGAGTTCAGAACTTTGTCGAAGGATTCGCGGTCGCGCTGGAAGTTTTACCGGCTATCCTGATCAATGTTTTACCGCGGGCGATCGGGCTTGGCATCGTTGGACTTTTGAAAGCTATTTTTAATCTTCCGGCTACTATTGGAAAAGAGTTCGGAATTGCAATTGGTAAACTTTTCAAATCATCACGAAATCAGGTTCTTGATGTTGTCGGTGCGATCCTTGATACTGGAGCCGAGATCGTAACACTTACCGCAATGGATACAAGGACCTATAATAGAAGATCCGGCGGCTATATTCCATCCGCTCGATCTGGGATGATGTTCACCGGCGCGCAAAAAAGCGGACTTGCTTTGTTACATGAAAATGAATTCGTCGTTCCGGCTTCCGGTCAGAAGCCGCAAACAGTTGAACGGACCATGAAACAGAACACCGGCGGAATCACGGTCAATGTTTCCGGAATGGTTGTCGAGTCGAACGCAGTTGATCAAATAGTACGCGAGATCGAAAGAAGGTTTTCAACTTTTGGATCTGCTCAATCAACATTATTCGGTGGAAGTTAAAAATGGGAAATGCAAAGTTTTATTTTTATCCGGAACCGAACGGTGGTCGGTTAGTTGAGATTGATCTCGGTGAAAGACTCGGAGAGCTTTTTTTTGATTTTGAAGTTCAACAGGAAACAGCTACATCGATGGCTGGCGGAATGTATCGAGCCGTAACGATGAGCAGACAAGTAATTACAATTCAACGCGATCGGCTCAAGCTTGGCGAAGACATCGCAAACAAGCTGCGCGCGATGGAGAATCATTTATTCCGTGGATATTCAGTCGCCTTCTGTAGTGATGCCGATCGAAGTTATTGTTTTCCTGTTTCAAACTTTCCCTATACAGGTGACACAAGTTTTCAAGTCTTAGGAGATCCATTCCGAAACATGACCGGCTCAAAACTTCCAAGCGCAAATGATTACATTGCATTTGATACGCCAAATTTGGCCGCTACATATGAAGTCGGAAAATATACAAGTGCGACCGGTGCTTTCACTTCGGTCAACGGTGGCACCATGAACATCTCAGAAGGTCTTTCTTTCACTTACACAAAACCGGCTTTTGTTCGATATTATAGATTTTGGCCATGTTTGAGACTTGCCTCGAATGTTGGACAATCGATCATCACTAACGAAAATGGGATCTTGTTTTCCTTGGCTCTTCAGTTGGTTGTCGATACTTCGACTTTGTTCTCTTTTCATCCGATGATGACCGGTGATGATTCGACGGTGAACTTTGATCTCATTCCATCCGGTGAAACAGTTCCGCGAGAAGTGGCATTTGATCAAGGTACATCTTTGAACACGCCGGATCGAGTAGCAAGACAAATTGGTCCTGATGTTCTCGAACCTTTTCCTGCAAACCATAGTTTCCCACATCGAGAATAAATTATGTCGTGGTCTTACGGTTTCAAGAGAGCTTTGACACATCGATCGATAGTACCTTCTTATCGTTTGGCGATTCGTTCTTTCACGGCTGGAAGTATTATCTTCAACATAAGATCCACAGGACGATCAATAGCAATAGATCGAGAAGGTCCGACTATCAACGGTCAAAGAATCATTCCTCTTCGATGGTCGATCACTTTCGGCGGTTTTACGGTTCCAGTTGTTGGTGATATGTCCGGCTTGTTTCCAGCGGTGAGAAAGGGATCTTTTGCCGAACTGTTTTGTGAGCTGGACGGACACGAAGAGAGGATCGCATGTGGTCAGCTTCGATCTATTAATAAAAGATACAATCGATTTATCTTGGAGTTTGTCGATCTGATCTCGGCTTTACAAACAAGATATGAGACTACACCGGCCGCCGGTACAGCAGAAGAACCAGATCCGTTTTCATTATTTTATTCAGCAGGAATAGAAACGACCTTAACGTCAAACTGGACAAATCACGGAGCCGGTTTTCCTACGCAATTAAATCTAAATGATATCCGTGGATTCCACAAAGAAAATGGTACTTATGGAGTTGTCAGATGTCAGCCGGCGAGCGGAAACGAGTTTATTCTTCAATGGGATAGTAAAACAACCACTTCCGGAAATGCGGGCTTTCTTACTCTTTCACATACTTATCAATTCAGTTCAACCATATATCCGACTGTATATAGTCCTGTAAACTTGACAACAAGCGATAAGGTTTTCACGGCCCAATATTTACAAGGTTGGCCGGCTGATATCTTCGGCAAAATGTTGATGGGAACAACAGGAACCGGTTCGGGCTTGTTAACATATCCGCCGGCGATGAATAGCGGGATCGGATTGTCTTCTTCTTTCTATGATCAACAAGATGCTAACACTTGGAAGAGTTATCTCAAAGGTGCGGCTCCAAATTTATCAGCTTATGAAATCGGCTATGTGGTAAACTCACCGATGACCGGCGGCTTTCGTAACTTGATCGAGGTATTCGCCAAAGTTGGACATTGGCCAGTTTGGAGGCAGAACGCGATCAGCTATCGATCTTGTTTACTGCTCAACTCGTCAAATATTACGGTCGCGGCTAAAATTTATGATAGTGATATCTTTGAACTTCGCACCCACGAACTTTATAGTAACGATCAACAAAACACCTTTTTCCGTTCATCGATCATCTATCAGAACAAAGCCGGATTGACTTCTTCGATCACTTACACAACCGGATCAACAAAAGCCGCTTCTCTTCCTGTTCAGTCTGATAACGAAAGAAACGTCACTGGCTTATATGGTTATTCACCTTGGACCGCTGCAGCTGATCGATCCAGTTTGGCAAATGGAGATATCCAAAGATTAAAAGAATGGGATTTGTTCAACTATGAAAAGCTTGTTCTCGTGGTCAAGTTGAAATATGCGACTCTTTGTTGTGGTGATGTTGTTGCAATTCATAGCGGGATCTTTTATGGAGTAAACCAAGGAGCCAACGATCGAACATATGCCGGAACTCGTTTTATGGTGACCGGTGTAGACTATTCGATTTCTTCGGCTTCTTGTGTTCTCACCTTAGCCGCTCCATTCCGACAAAGTGCATTATGACCTTAGAAGAAAAAATCGCCTACAATAAAAATTCAGCTTTGGACTTTGGTTGGTCGCCGGAATGGTTCGGACTCCATATCGAACAGTTTGATCAAAGACTTATTGAAATCATTGAAGAGTTTCAATATGAGCATGATCTTGAAGTTGATGGTCTTCTTGGCGAATCATCTTTCCGCCGGTTGTATACATATATCAGTCAAGACAAAGTTAATTTTGAAAATAAAAATAAAACAAAAGAACAGGCAAAGATTATTTTTCGTGGCGAAGAATATCCGATCATGTGGTCAAAGGTTGTATTGTGGAATGAAGAAGGCGGTTTAAGTTGTAAGAGTAAAAAATCGAAAGGTAGATCGCCGAGTTATTTTGTGAATCATTGGGACGTTTGCCTTTCTTCTTCTTCGATGGCTCGCGTCTTAAAGGCTCGATCTTTAGGTGTTCACTTTTCCATAGATAACGACGGAACTATTTTCCAGTTATGCGACATGGAAGACATAGCTTTTCACGCTGGAGGTCATAACAGAAAATCGATCGGCTTGGAAATCTCGAACGCTTACAGCTTAAAATATCAAGATTGGTATATCAAAAAAGGCTTTGGAAAAAGACCGATTCAAAGCAATGACTATGTACATGGTAAGCGGCTGAAGTCACATCTCGGTTTTTATGATCATCAACTCGATGCGACTTGCGCTCTTTGGGCGGCTGTCAGTTTGGCGACCGGTATTCCTTTGCAGGTTCCAAGGACTCTCGATGCTGTTGATCATGTTGCGGCTTCTGGATCTTTCAAAGGCTTTTGTGGTCACTATCATTTAACCAAACGGAAGATCGATCCGGCCGGTACTGATTTCCATCTATTACAAGACAAAGCATCGTTAATCAAAGTTGCGATGAAGCGTATGGACTACGGTCGAACATGATCAAGGTAGGTATTGATATGGAATGGATTTTGTTGGTTGTTGGTTTGATTGCTGGCGGTGCAGCTGGCGCGGGCTTGACCGCTGGAGTCATGAAGAATAAACCGGCTCGGATTGTCGAGAAGATGATCGAAGTCGATAGTTCTTTGAGTGATGCGGACCTTCTCAAGATTCCATGTTCAAAGGAATACATAAAAGATAAAGGTGAAGCTTTGTGTCGAGAGATGTTTTGTCGAATGAACACAAGATCCGGAAATCAATCGAACTCGGCAAGTGCGAAAGAATGTGAGGCCATATCAAACACGATCAATAAATCTTTTGTCCTCCAAGAATGTAACAAGGTTGGAAAAGGCGACGAGAACAAAAGAAGGTCATGTATCGAGTTCTTTGATCGTCGGTTGTAACGAAGATCCAAAAATTTTTTTTGGTCCGAGTCCCGGTTTTTCTCGAAAAAAAATTGGTTCATCCAATTCGTAGAATTCAAATCTCAGCCATCTTTGTGTACAGAGCTGCAGATCTCGCAAAGAAAACGGCTGAGATTCGAAGGTTAGAAATTGGTTAAACCACTGTACAATATCAAGCTGGCTATGTTGGTTTTAGCTAAATTGCCGATGTTTTCATTTTGTTTTATTTTTTTTTTGGATCAAATAGCTATCATTTTGATGATAA